CGAGAAGCTACTCCTCGAGCTCTACGTCAACCGGAAGCTGTCCACACGGGAGATCGCGGCGATCATGGGGGTCAACCAGACCACCGTGGCCCGCCAACTCCGAAAGGCGGGCATTCCCGCCCGTCCCAAGACCGAGAACAAGATGCCGACCCCCAAGGGTGGACGCCACTCCTGGGGGCCGGCGATCTCCGCAGCCAACAAGGGCAACCCGAGGGTCGGGCGGGCCAACGCCGGCAAGCGTGGCCCTGACGCCCCTAACTGGAAGGGCGGCGAGGTCCTCGACGACTCAGGACATATCCGGGTCTGGGACCCCGACCGTCGTCGCTACGTCCCGAGAGCCCACCTGGTCTGGCTCGCAGCCAACCCCGGCGAGGTCGTCGGGCGCGGCAACGTGATCCACCACATCGACGAGAACAAACTCAACGATGTGCCCGAGAACCTCGCCAAGCTGACCATCGCGGCGCACATCCGGTTGCACCGCGCCCGTCAATCCTCATCCTCGGAGGGGACGTGAGAGTTCTCATCACCGGCTGCGGCGGCATGCTCGGCAGCGCCGTCCTGCCAGCCTTCAGGCGTGCCGGCCACTCGGTCCTCGCAACCGATCTCGTCCCGCGAGACGACATTTACCCACTCGACGTGCGCGATCACGACGCCATCACCAGGGTGGTGCGCGGCCAGCGCCCGACCCTCATCCTCCACCTTGCGGCGGAGACGGATCTCGAACGGTGCGAGACGGACCAGGACCACGCCTGGCTCACCAATGCCGTAGGCACCCAGAACGTCGCGCTCGTCGCCGGCAAGAACGACATCCCGCTGGTCTACATCTCGACCGCTGGCGTGTTCGACGGGAAGAAGTTGGGTCCCTACGACGAGCTCGACACTCCCAACCCGATCAACGTCTACGGCGCGACGAAGTTCGCGGGTGAGACCTACGTCTCGAGGCTCCCGCGCCACTACATCATCCGCGCCGGCTGGATGATCGGAGGACACGCCCTCGACCACAAGTTCATCGCCAAGGTCCGCGCCCAGATCGACGGCGGGAGCAAGCTGATCACCGCCGTGGACGACAAGTGGGGCACGCCGACCTACACCGCCGACTTCGCGGAGAACCTTCTCGACCTGGTGTCCACGCCCTACTACGGCCTCTACCACATGGTGTCACCCGGCCTGGGCACGCGATACGACGTGGCCCTCGAGCTGGTCGATGCCCTCGGCTGCGAGGACGTGGCCGTGGTGGCCTGTGGAAGCGACCTGTTCCGAGACGAGTACTTCGCGCCGAGGCCGCGCTCGGAGATGATGGTCAACCGTATGCTGACCCTTCGGGGACTCAACCGGATGCGTCCCTGGCGAGAGGCGCTGCGGGCCTACCTATCCTCATCCTCGGAGGGATCGTGAAGACAGTCCTGGTCACAGGTGGCAACGGGTTCATCGGTCGCTACGTCACGGAGGAACTGGTCAGGCGTGGATACCTCGTCTCTGTCCTCGACACCCGCTACCGACTCGCCGCAGACGGTGCAACCACCGTTCTCGGGGATGTCCGAGACGCCACCTCCGTCACCGAGGCCGTCGCCCACGCCGACGGGGTCATCCACCTGGCTGGGGTTCTCGGTACACAGGAGACGATCAGGAACCCTCGCCCTGCGGCGGAGACGAACATCCTGGGGGGGCTGAACGTCCTCGAGGCCTGCGCTCAGTACGACGTTCCGCTGGTCAACATCTCCGTCGGCAACTACTGGATGAACAACACCTACTCGATCACCAAGAACACCATCGAGCGGTTCGTGGACATGCATGTCCGCTTCCGGGGCAGCAGGATGACCGTGGTCCGAGCCCTCAACGCCTACGGCCCCAGGCAGAGCGCGTCTGCACCTTACGGCCCGTCCAAGGTCCGCAAGATCATGCCCAGCTTCATCTGTCGTGCCCTCTCGAACGAGCCCATCGAGATCTACGGCGACGGCTCCCAGATCATGGACATGATCTACGTCGGTGACGTTGCCCGGATCCTCGTTGACTCCCTGGAGGGCACCGAGAAGTACGGCCCCCTGGGCACGCTCGAGGCCGGCACGGGTCGCGAGACCGACGTGAACGAGATCGCCCGCCTCGTCGCGGACGAGGTTTCCAGGCAAGCGCAGATCGCCGTCGAGATCAGGCACCTTGACATGCGTCCAGGAGAGGACGTGGGATCGGTCGTCAAGGGTGATCCGACCACGCTCGAGGTCATCGGGATGCATCCCTCCGTGCTCGTGAGGCTCGAGGACGGCATCGTTGACACGGTGGAGCACTTCTCCGAGTACCTGGCCCGCTGATGACCACCGATGTCGTCATGTTCCTCGACGACTTCGACATGCTCGATTGCCGGTTGTTCGAGCTGGGACCTGTCGTTGACCGCTTCATCATCATCGAGGGCGACCACACGTTCTCCGGCATCCCCAAGCCCTACCTTCTGACCGAGGCCATCGCCACAGGGTGGTACGCCGACTACCCGATCACGGTCGTGCGTGCGGAGCTGGGGGACACCTCGATGATCCCCTTCCGGTCGAAGGAGTGGATGACTTCCGAAGGGGAGCCGAACTGGAGGCGCGAGGAGAAGCAGCGCGAGGCTGCCGGCGAGATCCTCGCTGATCTTCCCGGCGACGAGTTGGTCATCTACGGCGACATGGACGAGATCCCCCGCCGCGAGGTCGTGGACGGCTTCAAGGGCCAGCCGTGGCAGCCGATGTGCCTGTGGATGTACTACCTCGTGTATTCCCTGCACTACCGCCATCCGACGGCGTGGGCCGGGTCCGTGATCGGACAGCGCCGCCACATCGGCTCTAGCCCGCTGGCGGTCAGGGACGGTCGCCAGAAGACCTACCCGAGGATCCCTGACTCCGGCTGGCATCTCGGCTGGTTCGGGTCGCCTGAAGACAGGATGGCGAAACTCGCCGCCCATTCCCACCAGGAGCTGGCAACGGAGACCAAGGGCAGACTCGCGGTGGACTACCCGACGAAGATGCTCCACGTCAACGGCGGCATCCACCTCGTCAACTACGACTTCAGCCAGGGGCTCCCGCGTTGGGTGGTCGATGGGTACGCTCCCGAGGTCTGGTACAAGAAGTGGGATCCGGCATGAGGATCCTCGTCACTGGCTCCGACGGCTTCGTCGGGAGACATCTGGTTGACACCCTTCGCAAGCGCGACATCCAGGTCATCACCGCCGACAAGAAGACCGGCATCAACCTCGCCCACGATCATCTGCCGCTGGGCCTGTGGGACTCCCACCCCGATCTGATCATCCACCTCGCGGGGTCCTGCTCGACCCTGGGCAGCATCAACCGTCCGATGGACACCTTCCGCGACACCGTGGTGACCGCAGCAAACGTCATGGACCTCGCCGCCGTCCGCCAGACGCCCGTGATCGTCACCAGCTCGGTCAAGGCCCGAGACGGACTGACGCCCTACGGAGCGGCCAAGCAGATGGTCGAGACGTGGAGTCTCGAGGCCGGGCGCACCTACGACTTCCCGGTCATCGTCAACCGCCCCGGCACCATCTACGGTCCGGGCCAGGAGGGGTCGCTGGAGTCGGGCTGGATCGCGTGGTTCCTCAAAGCCCGCGACAGGGACCTTACGGTCACGATCAACGGCGATGGGCACCAGGTGCGCGATCTCCTGCACGTCAGCGACTACGTCAGGCTCCTCGTCACCCAGGCGATGAGCCCCAGCCTCTACGCGAGCCACATCTGGGACGTTGGTGGCGGCGAGGGAAATGAGGTGACGGTCCTCCAGATGGCCGCTCGCCTCGGTCTCGACTACACCTTCGGCCCCGAGCGATACGGCGACTCCGACCACTACGTCGGGATCAACGACGTTCCGGGCTGGGAACCCACGGTGTACTGGGGTGACGAGGAGATGTTCAAGTGAGTCCTCAACGCGACGATATGGACCCCCACGTCGGACAACTGACGGACCTCGCCTCGCAGGCGAAGGTAGTGGTCGAGATTGGGGTCGGGACCTTCTGTAGCACCGAGGCCCTCCTCAAGGGATTGCCGCCTGACGGGGTACTCGTGAGCGTCGACCAGGACAACAAGACCGATGTCCTGGGCGATCCTCGGTGGAGGTTCATCCTCGGCAACTCGGTCTCTCCCGAGACCTTTACCCAGCTACCACGCAACCCGGACCTCGTGTTCATCGACTCCGGTCACACCTACGAGTTGACCTGGCAGGAACTGCTGCTCGCGGACTTCCTGAGGCCCGCCCGTATCGTCCTGCACGACTACCTCGTCCCCCTCGACGCCGACCCGACATGCCGCGTCAAGCAGGCCGTGGACGAGTTCGTGGAGCGCGGCCACTATCGCTGGGAAGCCCTCCACGAGAGCATCTGGGGCCTCGCAGTCCTCCGCCGCAATGATTGAGCGAGCCCTGGGCATCGAGGGCTGGATGTCCCCAGAGGAGCTGGCCTGGCTCGCGGAGCAGGCCAGGACCCACACGCAAATCGCGGAGATCGGCTCCTGGAGGGGTCGCAGCACCGCAGCCCTCGCGGACAATACCCCCGGCACCGTCTTTGCCATCGACACCTGGGAGGGCTCCAAGGAGACGGACTTCGACCCGGGCTTCCAGGCCGGCGGAGCCGAGTGGCTGTGGCAGGAGTTCCTGCGGAACAGGGCCGATAACGTCCGGTGGGCGAGGATGGCGTCGGTCGAGGCCGCACGGTGGTTCGCGGGCCAGGGCGAGACCTTCGACATGATCTTCATCGACGGGGCACACGACTACGAGTCCGTGAAGGAGGACATCGCGGCGTGGCGACCCCTCCTGGCTCCCGGTGGGCTGTTCTGCGGGCACGACTACTGGCCCGACGGCGAGGTGACAAGGGCCGTCAACGACACCATCTCGGCCCATGCCGCAGCAGGGTCGATCTGGGTCGCGAACGGGGGCATCAACCACCTCCTGCCCTGCGCGATCCTCGTGCCGTCCCTCGACCGGCCCCAGCGCCTGCGGGACCTCGTCGCGAACATCCACGCCACCACGCCCGAGGAGCACTTCATCCTGTTCTGCGTCAGTGACGACGAGAGTAAGACCATCCTCGATGAGCTCGAGGAGTGGTACATCGATGACTCCGACTGCGAGGACCGCCGCTACGTCACCCGCATGAACAAGCTGGTGAAGTGGCTGGATGACGCGAAGACCATGTTCTTCGGCTCGGACGACGTGATCCACCACCAGGGCTGGCTCGGTCAGGCGCTCAAGGTGATGATCCTGGGCTGGGACGTGGTGGCGGTGAACGACCTTCACAACATGGCCGGCACCCAGGCCGTGATGCGCCGCTCCTACCTCCCCAAGGCCGTGTTCGACGCCCCTGGGCTCGCGTTTCACCCCGACTACGGGCACAACTTCGCGGACAACGAGCAGTTCTTCACAGCCCAGCGCCACAACCAGTTCATGCGGGCGCGGGACGCGGTGGTGGAACACAAGCACCCGATCTACCGCGAGCCCGACGGTGCTGCGTGGGACTCGACCTACGAGGGTGCCACCAGGACCTGGGATGAGGACGAGGCCCGCTGGAAGATCCGCCACGCGATGGTCGAGCAGGCGGTCCCGTGATCAGCGTCATCATCCCGACCTTCAACCGGACCCAGCTTTTGATGGAGCGGGCGATCCCGTCCCTGATCGCCCAGACAAACCCCGACTGGGAATGCATCGTGGTTGGTGACGGGACGGAGGAGAGCACGGTCTGGGCGATGACCCAGCTCGCGATGCAGGACAGCCGCTTCCGGTTCTGGAACCTCGCCCACGACGTGTACTCCCCTGACCACAGCCTGGCCTGGGGACTGTACGGCCTGACCGCCCTCAACTTCGGACTCGACTGGGCGAGGGGCGAGTGGATCAGCGTCCTCAACGACGATGACGAGTACGCCCCCAACAACCACGAGATCCTGCTCCGCGAGGCGGAGAGGACGGGTGCCGACTTCGCCTACGGCATGAGCGACACCTGGAAGAACGGCGTTCGGATCGAGCAGCTCTACGGGCGCGAGCCGCCCGATGACGGGAACGTGACCCAGGGTGCCTACATCTACCGCCGGAGCCTCGAGTACCGCTACCGGCACGACTGCTACAGCAGGGGACGGAATGGTGACGCCGACATGTGGATCAGGATGCGGGAGGGTGGCGTGAAGTTCGCCTTCGTCTCCACGATCATCCACCACTATCACAGGAGCTGGCCGTGATCCCCGGATCCGACAAGGGGCCGACCTACATCACCCTCTACGAGCGGTTCTTCGAGCGCCTCCGCGACAAGCCCGTGAGGCTCCTAGAGCTGGGCATCGCGGCTGGAGGCTCCCTGCGCTACTGGGCCGGCTACTTCCCGCACGGGCAGGCGCCACACAAGCGGACGGCGGAGAAGCTGCCGTGACGGCGATGGCGCCCGCCGACGCGAAGTTCGCCGTGGGCAACGGCGTCGACGGCAAGCACTACTGGCTGACGCCGCCCGACCTGTACGCCGCGCTCGACGCCGAGTTCCACTTCGACTTCGACCCCTGCCCGTGGCCGCTGCCCGAGGGCTTCGACGGCCTGACGTGCGATTGGGGATCCGCCAACTACGTCAACCCGCCGTTCGGCTCGATTGTCCACCAGGGGCGGAAGGTCGGCCCCACCGGGTGGGCCCGGAAGGCAATCGCAGAGTGGCGCAAGGGCAAGACCGTCGTCCTCGTCTACCCGCTCGACAAGTGGGTCCTGATGCTCCTCGAGGCGATGGGCAGCGAGGTGCGCAACCTCGGCGACGTGCGGTGGCTGGCAACCGAGGACGGATCCGTTGGCGGTGGCACGGGCCGCCACATCGCCGCGTTCATCCTGAGGCCGCTCGTCATTGTGGTGAAGGCATGATCCCCGTCCTCGCGACCCCGGTCCTCGACCGCTACGACCTCCTCTCAGGGATGGAGGCAAGCGTGGACATCGACGTGAAGCGGTACTACGTCATCGACAACGGCGGCAAGTACGTCGAGTCCACCAGTGGCATGAGCATGATGGCGGAGTCGATCCACGTCTGCCGCCCCGGAGCCAACCTCGGCTTCGGGGCGTCGGTCAACCTCGCCATCAAGACCAACCTCGGCGGACCCTGGTGGCTGTTCGTCAACGACGACATCATCTTCAGCCCCGGCGACCTCCAGGCGCTGGCGGAGTTCATGTGGGCGTCCACCTCGGTTCCCCTCCTGGCGACGATGGAGGGCTGCGGCTACTCCGCCTTCGCGATCAACGAGCATGCGGTGGAGACCGTCGGCTGGTTCGATGAGGCCTACCACCCCGCCTACTGCGAGGACACCGACATCGACTGGCGTTGCAGGCAACTCAACGTCATGCGGGTCGAGGTGCCAGGCACCAGCCAGCACCTCGCGAGCCAGACGATCCGCAACAGCAGCGTTCGCCGCAACAGCAACGACTGGTCGTACCCCCGCAACGTGAAGTACCACGAGGAGAAGTGGGGTGGTCCTCCTCGTTCGGAAGTCTTCACCACGCCGTTCAACCAGGGCGGCGATCCATTTCTCACGACGGCCCCGAAACTCAGCCGGCTCCGCGATCTGGCTTGGTAACGGGTCACCGAGGGTCTACCCTAGAAGCGCACGGTCGGAACCCGTCTGAGCGGGGACTTGCCGGTTCAGTCGCGAGCAGTTCACCTAGCAGGAGTATCTGATGACGACACTGGCGATCACCCCCGCATCGGGGTCCATCACCGCAGAGCGGACCGTCTGCCGCGTCACCACGGCGGGAGCGCCCGACAACACCCTCGTCGGGTACGACGGGACCATCGACAACACCCCCACGGGCCAGCACCAGTACCCGGCCTCCCCGACGGAGAACTACTACATCGCCTTCC